TGCACAGGACGCTGCCGGAGACTCGGCCTCAGCCTACGCCGCCTCCAAACTGGATACGTCCGATGTGGCCGTGGCAGGCGGAGCAACAAAGGGATGGAATGGCACTACGCTGACCATTACTGCTGCCTCCAACTCCGGCATAAGCGATTCCTTGGCAAGAGCGGATTCAACACACAATATCCGCACTCGCATAACGCTTGCCGACTCCTCTGTGAGTGGTCGCGTTGAGGGGGGGATAGCGGGAGAGGCTCTTACTTTTGGGCAGGTTGTATACTGCAAGTTCTCTGATGGTAAGTTGTATAAAGCTAAGGGAGATTCGGTTCTTACTTCCCCTGCTATATATATTGTAGCCGACAAAGCCGGTATAGCTCAGAACGCCTACGGAGACTTCCTGACTGACGGGCTGATCCGATGTGCTGGATGGAACTGGTCACAGACAATAACTACAAGCGCCTCCGTGCGCCTCTATCTAAGCGCGGCCACGGCTGGGGCCATGAGTACCAACGTGGTTACTTCTACGGCACATGTCTCCCAAATTCTCGGTATCGCTAAGACTGCCACCATTGTAGAATTTAGGCCGTCCCTCGTGGAGGCGGTAAAATGAAGAAGCTCTTTTGGTTGTTACTTCTACCCACCCTTCTCTTGTCGCAGGTAGAAGAAAAGTCGGGCACAAACGTAACCATGCGGCGAGAAGAGACGGTAAAAGGCGGCCATCCCAAGGGAATGGTAAAGCGGATAAACCTGCTCACGCCGACGATAACCGTGTATCAGGACTCGACGCATTTTGCGCGCAAGGAGCACAACAAAGGACCTTTCGCCGCCGAAATCAACCCTTCTCCAGTGCGTTGGGATGACAACGGGACGCTGCGAGATTACGACTTTTCCGAGCGCCAAGCGGTTAACGAGGGCTACAAGCGCGTTTGCGTGGGGCCATCCGCGTATGAATTTAACGAAAAGGGTGAAATCTGCTATGCGAAAGGCGGTCTGGCTTTTTGTGTGCGCCCTCTGTTTGAAGGGGTTAAATCCGAGTTTATTTTCAGTACACAAGGACTTAAGGCAACATACCGGCTGGAGCGGCCAGACACTTTGGCTTGGGACATTGTCGATCCGCATGGCATAGCTTGGCGGAAAATAGAGAAATTCACGGCCTTCGACGCAGACGGAAACCCGGTCGAGTTGGTTGAAATGCGCAAAAACGGACGTTTGAGCGTGTTCATTGAAGACCCGAAAGCCATTGCCGCATGGCCGGTGATAGTGGACCCGACAATCTACGACACCACGCTATCTGTATTTTATGCAAGGTTGATCCAATATTATGGACCGACTTTCAATGCAAACCGGGATTCCGTCAATGCCACGTTAGTTGGCAGTTCGTGGAAAGCAACTCCCGGAATTTATAATGACAAATACGTTAATCGATCTTTCATTACCCTTGCGTTGGGTTCGCTCTCTGTCACTAAGGTGGATTCGGTAAGATTGTTTTTAAGGTTGGGAATCAACGCTTTTGTGTCTGACACTACTTCCATCTATGCATATTGGGGGCAATGGAAAGGAGATGGGCAGTCGGTAGCAAACTACTCCAAGTTTCAGGGCTGGGTGGCCGGGTCTGCGTTCACTGGAGAAAACGTCTTCCAAGCGGCGCTACATGTTAATCCGGCAGTGGACACCAATTCATGGGTGAGTGTTCGTCTCTCGTCGGCTGCCTGTGATACCATCTTTAACAAATTCAGCGCCAGCGACGATACTATCAGGTTGATGTTTGTCGTGCGTCCAGACAAAGACAGGGTGCAGCCCCCCTCGGCCCAAATGCCAGTTATCGATGCTACGGCTGGGAATTTGCCCTATCTTGTCACTTATTACGATGGAGAACCCGTAGAGGGTTGGGCCACGAAGGTGAATGGCATCGTGCCCTCCAAGGTCAACGGAATCGCACCAAGCAAGGTATTGGGAATACAATAGAGACGTACCTATAGATATGGTCAACCTTTCAATAGGTTACACAGCATGACAGCCGCCAGGAACACCGTAATAGAAGATGTAGCTGCCCTACGAGTCAAGGTGGAAAGTGGTGAAGAGCGCGACAAAGAAGCAAGAGAGCACATCGGAGAGCTTTTCAAGCGCATCGACAGTCTCAAAGACGATGTTTCGAGTATTAAACTGACAATCTCTAATGAGTTCGGGCAGCTAAGAGTAGAACTCGCGAAAAGGGATGAGAGAGATAAGGCCTCTCATCTTAAGATCGCAAGTCGGGCCGGAGCAAAATGGGCTGCAATAGTTTCGGCGGTAATCGGATTCGCAACGGTTGTTGTTGATAAATTCTTACATTAGGGAGGTGTTATATGGAATGGTTGCAGACGAATTGGATTCTTGTGGCATCGCTGGCACTGAGCGTTGTAACCAACCTTGTCGCGTTTATCAAGCTCGGGAGCGCCCGGCAATTTGTGATGGACGTTATTCAGGCGGCGCAGGATAAGAAACTGACCGATGCTGAAAAGATCAAGATTTTTGATAGCTTTATTGCGATGGCGAAGGATGTATACGCCATAATCAAAGGCTTGACACCTTGGAGAAGTAAGGTGTAACATGAAGGTGAAAATAGTTTGCCAATGCGGGACACGGTTTGAAGCGGACACATGGTCCACGCCATGTCCTAATTGTGGAGAGATGAATAAGCCCTTTTGGGAAAGGAATGAAGCAATGGGAAAAAAGTGCGGCGGAAAAGGCAAGAAGTAATTCCCCGCCGAGAGGCGCAAAGTTAGCATGTCGTCTCTCCCCGTGCCTTGCTCAGTGCATATTCGGCCCCATGCAGGTCAATTACAATATATCCCGCCACCTCGTTCTCGGCTTCGCACTGGACAACAAGACGAGCCAGAGCCGAATAAAGTTCAGGGGCGGCTTGTACCAGCGTAGCCACCGCTATAAGTTCTTCCTTCGGGGTCGTACACGATTGCACATTCAAATCAAACCTATTGCGATAACGGGCTTCCCCGTACTGCTCCAGCGCATAAACTGTTCTGCCGTCTCTTTCCCACGGCCCCGGTGTGAATCTCGGCTCGTTCATTTCTTCTCCTTCCGCATAAATACGGGACACTCCCAAACCGGGAGGACCAGATTTTCAACTACACACAGAGCATACACGAGATTTGCTATACTGCAATTCTTGTCCCGGCTCTCCGGCTTAAACTTCTCGCACGAATGGCAAAGACAGTGTTCCCGGTGTCTATCTTTTAAGTCTTTGCGCACCCATACGAGCCTCTCGCCATGATGCAAATATAGATCATATCTGTCCTTCACTTCCCCTCCTTTTCGGTCAGGCGTGTTGCACTCCCGTCTTCCCATGCTTCTATTGCCTCACATAGAGCAATACAGGGATGGTCCGATCTCCCCCATTCACGGATCGAATCAGGGAAAATAACATTAACCGAATGCGGTGCTGGATCGATTTTGATGCTGGTCAATTGAACTCCCGCGAATTCTGTCATCTCATAGAATTTATCCCATAGCCGGGGGAACCAGAAGTACGGATCAAGCATAGCCCATATCGAGCGTCTTCATTTCTCCCCCAGCACCTGCGCCATAGCCGTAGCTACCAGCAGGTTGATATTCCGGAGCGTATTATCCTTCATCTCTTGACCTGTCGCCTTAAGATCGAATACAAGCTTACCCGCCGCGAGCTTGCGAACCTCGGCCTGATCCGACATCCCTGCATCAATGAACTTCTTAACTGCTTCCACCGCTGAACCAAGTCCATCCTCCAGTATCTGTTTCACGTTGTCGTTATTTATCTTTGCGAGTTCCATTTCCGCCACCCAAACGGCGGAGGCTTCAATGTATTCCTTGCCCTGCTGTGCCGCAAGAGATTTTATTGCGGTCAAGACTTTCTGAAGTTTGGTGCTACCGCCGCCCTCGACCGTAACGTCAGTAAGCATATAGACCATCTGTACGATCAGATCGCCCCACTGATTTGCGAACTTCTTAACCTTACCGCGAAAAATACTTGCAAAAACGTGACCGATACCCTTGAAAAAAGCTACGATAAACATGTCAGTTCTCCTTGTTGGTTTTAGATTCAATCCACACAATCATTTCTTCGGCTTCGGCCTTAATCTCATTCAATAGTTCTCGTGCTGGGTTAAAAGTCAAACACGCATCGATAGCAGCATTTTCCGATCCCTCCGAACAATCTCCGCTGTCAACCCATTCAATGTCGTGCATGGCTTTAGCAACCAAGAACATCAATTTCCTAAATGCCTTGCGGCGTGGAGTGTTCAGCCTGAAGCTGTTGGCAGCCTCTTCAACGCGCAAGTCCGCATAATCCATCGAACCGCCAGACATGTTAGTCCTCCCTTAGTTCAAAATGTGGTAAGTCCTTAAACTTCTGGTCTTCAAAATCATTATTCTGGTTCCAATCCGCGCCCGACCTGATCTCTATGCCTTTCGCCGCTGCCATACCACACACAAAGCCGATGAAGTGATACCACCGCACGAGCCGCGCTATCTGTTCTTTCTCTGCCGCCGTCATGTCCTTCAGCAAGTGCTCATCCGGCCACTTGATCGGATACGGGCCTGCATCTACAGCCAAGGACGGTTCTGAGTTGTGCTTACTGTCGGGAAACCTTACCTTGCTCAATCCCTGAAAAAAGTATTCGTCCTGCTTCTTCTGGCCCCGATGGCCCTCCATAATTTTACAGTCGTAATCTTCTGATACGGCCATAAATAGTTCCTGCAACTTAGGATGGACCGTCATCCACTGTTCCATCGACTCCTTGCTAAACGGATAGGACATCTTCCCTCCCCACTGCATCAAAATACGCCTGTCTGCACGCCTCTGCAAGACGAAGAAGGTCTTCGGGGTTGACAAATAGGCAAATGTTTCTCGGATGCCGTAAGTCGAAGTCGCCATTTTCAAAACCAAAGGTACGCAGTTCTAACAAGTCATCGAATGTGAACTCAAATTCTATTCTTTCTCCCGGCGCTACATTAAAGCGTCTCATTTATTCCTCCTTCTTAGAACGGTATATCTGAGTCATCCCCCTGGAATGGTGGCCGAACTTCATAATCACCTTCATCGGCATACTCTGGTTTCTCTTCTGGCTCCGGCTGCGTTTTTCTTCCAAGGTTCATAATGATTCCCGCGTTAATAACGGCGTAGATTTTATCCCCGGTCTTGTTGTAATTCAGCATCCCCTTGACTAAGACCAGATCGCCCTTCTTGACCCGTATGGCGATGGCAGCAATTTTATCCCAAGCCTGGATGTTATGCCACTGTGTATGCTGCGTTGTCCCGGTAGCCATAGAGAATTTACACAGACTCTTGTTGTTTCCTCCCACGAACATTGCTTCAGCGTCTTTTCCGGCGCGGCCCAATAGCGTGATTTCGTTGAGCGTTAAGGACAATTTTCCACCACCTCTCTCGTCTCGACCTTGCTCGTTATTCTGATTTTCAACCCCTCCCGCAGTGCAAAACTATAATACTTGCGAACCGATAAACAACATACCTGACTGTCATCATGATACGCAATGCCATTCAGTGCGTCTTGGCACAATTTGCCAATGTTATCGACGTCTGGACGACCGGTATGCCAGCGGTCATTCTTCTCCATTGCCGCGAGTTGCCTTTTTGTCCATGACTTCGGGACAAGAAACTCGGCATCGACTTCCAACTCCACCGGGCCTTCTATCGGCCTGATACCAGCAGCAGAAGCTACAAGTGTGATGTGCTTTTCCGCTGCAACCGTAGCCGCTGGCGTGTAGGTATGCACTCCGCCTCTCGTAACCCGTGGCCTTCCTTTACCTATCGGCTTCATGGGAACGAAAAAAGTCGTCATACTTCTCCCCGTGCTTTGGCAAGGGCGGAATTGGCTCGATCTAAAATATGCTGGTAAACTGGACAGTCGGGATGAGTCCCTGCGATAAGTATATACTCTCTTAATGTACTTTCCAGCACCGCGTAAAGATCGGGTGCAGCACAAACCAAATCTTTATTCGCTCCTTGTTCTACCTCCCAGTCGTCATCATTGCTAAATACGGCTATCTCCAAGAACCCATTCCTCGGATGAACCAAATGCCTTCCATTGACAATCTCCCACGGCTCCGGCGTGAATTTCGGTTCGCTCATTTCACGTACTCCCTTACTATTTTCTGTACCTCCTCCGGTACGTTCGGTAGTTCACCAGAGAGATAGCTTCGGAATGTGTTAGGCCTGAGATCATGCTTCAGCGCAAAATCCCGAATGGTATCTCCGTTGTCACGAATATTCTGTTTGAATCGGGTTGCAAGATCATTCCAGTTTTCCATATTATTGTTTCCTCTCCTTCTCAGCCCACGCCAGAAATTCTTCTTCGGTGGGAAAGTATTCTATCATGTCAAGATAGTCGTGCACGTTTTGGCGCATGCCTACAAGGATAGTTCTAATGTCCCTACCCTCATACCTCATCCCGATGGTAATATTTTGCTCGGCTATTGCGCCACCGCGTAAGTTTTCAGAATAGGAAAAGTGTACTAATGCGTCTGCATCCTTTATATCCGCTATGTCCCTCTCTGCCATCACATTCAATTCGGCGTCTGAAAAATCCCCAAGGACACAGGCCGGATCGTGTTCTTCATCTATCCATCTCGATGTTACCTTATATCCCATCTTGACAAGTTTGTCCCGTATCTCCCTCATGTGTAATTTATTGGTGTAGCTACTGGCAAGGTAGATGTTGCGCTGTAGCATTAGTCCTCCTTCTTTTTGTCGCGCTCGGCCAACATGGCGTCAGCGATGTTGTACGCCAACTTTGCCGTCTTGGCAAGGTGGGCAGACGCTTCACACAGTTCCGGATTGTCGCTTTTTATCCCCTCAAGCACTATTTCGACAGCCGAACTTATGGCCTCTCCCGCAAAATAATCACGCAGAGTTCCCATTTCAGGCAATTGAGGCATTCGTGGCACCTCTCCCTTATAGACAATCCAATCTCCCGGTTCTATTTCTACCCCTTTAGGCATTTGCCCTCCTGTGTTTCACGTCCAGTTGTTCTATCGCCCTACGCAGCGCAACCATCCTACCTATCTTGCGAGAGAAGTTGTCATGGGGGTGCAACTTGGAATAGCCGTTAACAAGAACCTTTTCCGGGCCGAAAAGAGTGCACACTGTAGCGGCTGTTCCCGGATCATGATACTGTGCGTGTCGATACGATACCTTGCTGACTCCCGCTGCTTCCAGAACGGGCAAGAGTTCTGGTATGTCTACATGTCCGGACACCATAAAACCTCCTTATCCGTAGTAATCATCATTCAACAGTATATAGATCGCTACCATCAGTAGCATAATTGCAATGGAAAGCATTGTACAAGTCCTGTAAGTGTTCATTAATATTGTACGGCGTTATTTTTTTGTACGGCAGCGGGTTTCGCCAGAGTGCTATGGTCCCCTTATACCCACACAGGGTTAAGGTACTCTTGACTACCCCCCGCCGCCGTTGACGACTGCCTAAGCAAGTCTATCGGGAGCGACCCGAGGTTGTATGTCGCTTGCTTTCATATAACAGCCGCTTCTTTTCATTTCACCAGGGCCGGGACTCTGTTCCTCAGTATGGAACTTTGAAATCAGATTCTGAGTCCCGGACACCCGGCTTGCAGAGCGGGCCAGATTCCCACACTCCGGCTCCCATGCGCACGGGACGTATGTTTCTGATAGGCGACCCGGCCACAAACTCGCGTTTGCACAACAACCCCGGCGCTATCACGCCGCCGCTCTGCTGTCAAAGAACTGGTGGCCGGGCGGGGAATCGAACCCCGTTTTCTGGATATTCCCAGCGGTCTCCTTAGCATCCTACCCGGACATGACTCGGCCACACTAAAAGAACTGCTGGCGGGGCCAGATTTAGACAATCACCGCTATAACCCCTTTTTTGCCCATCCCGGCTACCGGTATATTCCCGGATGCAAGTTTTTTCCAGCTTGCATCTTTTTACACCTTCGGGACTTACGGTTTCAGGGGACGAAATGTACTGGCACGCTTATCGTCAGCTTATGCCGCCCGCCATGTAAAAGAACAGCAGCCCAGGACGGGGCTTTCAAAACTTACGGTTGACCTGTGTTCTTTCAATGGCTGGATTGGAGTGTCATCAACCGTTACTCTTCACTCCACCATCACTCCGTCCCTCTTTTCGGATTGCAAGTCCGTGGCTGCTTATATCCAAAAACTGCTGGCGGGGCCGCTTCACCTTCGCGGCTTTTATCTATCGACATTCGCCGCCCGCCATGTCAAAGAACTGGCGTCCCGTACTGGATTTGAACCAGTGTCCATCTACGTGAAAGGCAGATGGCTTAACCCCTCGCCTAACGGGACAAAACTGCTGGCTGGATAGGGGCGTCGTGCCCTACGCACTTAGCCGTGTCTTATTGCCTATCCTCTGGTAGTGCAGAGTTAGGGCTTATAGCCAGCCATATCAACAAACTGATCGAGTTGGGGGCCGGATTCATTCCAACCGACTTTCTTTAGTTCCTGTAAAACGGCTTATCCCAAGCGTCCTTGAGTGCGTTCGCAACGCGATACTGTTCCAGACGACCCTCGCGTATTTTGTACTCAGGCAGGGCCGCGTGTCTAACCACGCCGCCCCAACTCGATGTTAATCTATTTCCTGTTCTGGCTCTTGTTCCCGTTCAGGAGGCCGGGTTTCTCGATCAAAGATTGGATACCCCGGCATCCCGGAACACATACTGCAACAACGGCTGCCGGATATATCGACCGGACCACCACAACAAACGCACGATGCCATTGTATTCTCCTTTAAAGAATGGTTCGAGTTGGGGGCCGGATTTGAACCGGCAGGCATACGGGTTATCGGCTTTCTTCCTTCTGCTCTTGCCAGTTTAGCCGTTCTACTGGCAACGTGTCCCACCACGCCGCCCCAACTCGATGTTAATTATTCCTTCTCTGTGTTTTCTTCAAGCCACAGTAGCGCAGCCTTGGCCTCATCCTGGGTGAATTCGGCAATACTCAACTTGCGAATATCCAGAGCCTTTCGCGCCGCTATCAGTTTTGACTCGTCATGGAAGCGCATCTCATCCTGTAAAAGTTCTACATAATTCTCGGCTGGCTGAACTGTTTCCTTTTTTGCAACAGTTGGTTCTTGCTTCGGCGGACGCCCCCGGTGCTTAGGCTCTTGTGCTGGGGGTTCCTGTGTAATCTCCCCAGTATCTTCGTTCACCACTTCAGCGGACGTAGTTACCGTTTCTGCAAGCCTGTCCGCAAGGCGGCTGGTCTTCTCGCCGTCTTCGAGGGGTTTGGAGTCTACCACCTGAAACTCTACGTCCTGAATTTCTTCTGTCGTGTACATACCCTTCAGAACGTCAGGGAAGTTGTCGCGGGCGTTGAAAGCCCTTGCGCGGTTCAGCAACATCCTGTCAGGGTAGAACGTCCACGGCCCTGACTTGCCCCACAAGCCAGCTTTCTTAGCGTCGGCAACCGTAAAGGCTGTGACTATCGGCTCTGGATTTCCTTTGCGCTTACTGACGACCTCATAGCCATAACTATCCGTACCGGGAGTCCCGATCTTTTTCTGCGTGTAATACTCTTGCAGTCCACTATTGTGTACCAATGCCGGAACAGCATCGCCCCATATCGTCGCCCTACCATTTACCACGCAAATGTTCTGGATGGACTGCATTGGGGCCAAGCCAACTTCCGCGCCCATCTCCAGAGCGATAACCACTGATTCTACCTTTTCCATGCCCTTCGGTGCAAGTCCCGCCGCGACAACGTACTGCCCAAAGCGGTACATATCCTCGATGGAAGTCAGGTTAAGCCCCTTGCCGTCTCGCGTCTGAATAGGCGCAGGCTTTTCCTTGACTGCGGGCAAATCCTTCCTCTGTTCGTCGCTCATTCTGTCGCTCCTTTAATTATACGCCCTTCTTCAATAAAGATTCCGGTTCCTGGCTTGTCGGATACACGCTCTACCCACACATCAAAATCATGCTGCTTCGCCATGTCCAAAAGCACCTGCATGCCAGTCTCATCCAACTCAGAGCCGTGCGTTACGCGCATGATGCGCAGTTTAGGATTAGATGACATAGCGAGGGCCGCACTGATTTTCAACTGGCCCGCCGTTGAATGCGAATCGAAATTACGGCCATTAATCTTTAGTTCGTCATTTTCGTCAATCTCAACAGCCATGTCAAGACCAAGGCCGTCCAGCCTACTCTTGAGTAGCGCAGTCTTTTTGAGGTCGCATTCGGAAACCGCCAAATCCAGTTTCTCGTGTTCCTGCTGCTTGAGATTGGCTTCATCGTGTGTTTTGCGGTAGTTGTTCCATGCCTCCGCCTTGCGCCTCTGCTCTGCCGCCTGTGCCAGTGCACCGCTTACATCTTCGGGTTGTGGCAGGGATACAATAATGGACAATTGCTGTTCAACTTCTTGCCTGTTATTATCAATCAACTCACCATACTCGTCGTGTTTTTTAAGTCCGGCCTGCAACGCCTTTTTCGCTTCATCCACCGCGACTTCCAATCGCCGTATTTCAAGAGCGAGGGCCTCATTGTCGTGGTCAACTGCGGCGCATTGGTTCTGTAGAGTGCTTTCAGCAATTTCAAAATTCCGCAACTGTTGCCGTGCCGCGTTAATCGCATTGGTTTTTTCTTGGTTCTCCTTAATCTTGGCCTGAATCAAATCGTCGGGATTGTCTATAACTTCAGACCGTTCCATCTGCTTAATATCCAGCGGCACAGCATCCATCTGCACCTGAAGCGTCTTGACTTCCTTGCCCCTGTCGTGGCGAAGATTGTACAGCCTTGTCCGCTCTGTCTCAATGGCAGCAATTTCAGTTCGCACGCCGCAGATGTCAAGCAGTAATTCCTTGCGCTTATCCGCCCGTTCACGGATAAAAACAGTAGGATCGAAGCTGATTGTACTGACAAGGCCCGACAGTAATGCCTGCGGCTGTTTAATGACATGGCCCTGCGCGTCTGTAATCTCCAGCGACATCCCTTTTGCCGTCTGGCGGCGCGTTACTATCAGTTCGACTTCTTCGCCCTCTCCAAGTTTAACCGTAACCCTGGCTTCACTTGCCCCTTCTCGCACCGGCTCAGGGACAGAGCCTTTCGCCCCCAGCAGATTCCAAAAGATCGAGTTGATGACGTTGCTTTTCCCCTGCTCGTTCTTGCCTTCAATGAGTACCATGTGTGGCGTGGGCGTTATATCGACAGCGAACAGATTGCAAAAATTCTCAACGGTAAGCTGCAACACTTTCATGTCAGGCTCCTTTGATTCTGGCGGTTCTGGAAGTGGACTCTTTCAATACCGCGCTGTATATTTCTGGATACTCAGCTTTCAGCCTCTTCTGGTCAACGATAGTCTTGGTTGTCGGGAAGTAAGTCAAGATTCTACCGCTGGGCAACTGCGCCCCTTCCGCATCTCCAAGCGGCGTCAACATACGCTCAAGAGCTTCTTTCTCGGCCTTCTCTGCATCCAGTCGTGTCTTTCGAGCCGTTTCCCATGCTGCTACATAATCATCTGGAACCTCAGCCCAAGTGGTCGGCTGCCTTACGACTCGTTTGATAATATCAATACTTCCTAATCCAAACTCTTCTGGGGGCGGCTGAAGCTTAGGCACAACGTAACGAGTCCAGAAATCTTCAGACTTTTTAATTATAGCATCAATGATTTTCTGATTTCGCTCCACTCGATACAGTTCTCGCCGCAACCCCATTCTGCCCATTAATACCACAACATGCACCCGCTCAAGGCCGTGACAACACATCTGCGCCTGACATTGCAGAATTACTCGCGTTGGGATTTGGTCGGTGTCTTTTTCTCCCCACTCATTATCCTTGCCGCCAAAATCAGAGCCATCTAAGCTGGTTGTTTTCGCTTCTATGGCTTCCGTGAACTGCTTGCCCCTGTCCGGAACGATGAGGGCATCACAAGTTGCAGACAAAATGGGATGTGCTTCGCATACTTTAAAGAGGTGGTCTGGATCAGTATCTATCTCTACTCCGAGTTCACGGGCGGCATACTTTAACAACGGCGTCTCGAAGTCATCGCCCATTTCGATTGTATTACCACCGATTTCTTTCTCATCTTCCCCGAACGCCTTCAAGAGCCATAAGTCTGATCCGGTGAGTTTAATATGCTCACCAAAGAGAGCGGGGATTTCTGAAGCCCCGATATGCGCCTTACGTGCTTCTTTCTGTCCAGCCGCCAGCATCAGTATCTCCTTGCGCTCGAAGAAATACAGTCTATGGCAGTTTCGATTTGCGCCAGCATGTCTTGAAATTCAACGATGAACGCTTTGGCGTCCTCCAACTCTTTCTCAAGCGCCCCAATCTGTTCGTTTTGTGCATCAATTTCGTCTTGTAAATCGTCAACGCGCCCTTGCAGTTCCTCGTCCATTCTATCCGTCCTTTTTTGTATGATCACAAAATAATAACAACAACTCTAAAAGTCAAGGATTTTCTTCAGCCTCATCTGCGCTGTCTTCCGGGCACCCCTGAGCATGGTGCGTCAGCGTCCATCCGCATACTGGACAGACAGAATGCGAGCGACGGTTGTACTCTCGGCGTGCGAAATTTTCTTCGCGCCACTCATCTTCATGATCTTCATAGCGGGTCATTTGTCTTCCCTTGCCTTCTCTACCGCAGCAGTTAGTACCTCAAGACGAGTGCTCGCGTGCTCACAGATGGCGTTGAGTTTACAGTTGGAGCCATAAGTACCCACAACAGCGAAGCCACCACCGTACTTACTGGACTCCCAACGAAACAAGATATTATCCAGCCGCTCGGTTAGCATCCCGATTAGTTCGTTGTCTGAAAGTTCTCCAATATATACTGCATTGGTAATACTCTTATCATCCCACCCCAGCGCCTTAAGCGCGCGTTCGTGTAGACTATCCATCATCCCACCTTTCCTTCCAAGTCAGGGTCGTTTGCCATCGCGGCCTCGGCTTGGCCGACTTGTTGAAGCATGTCTTGCACTTGTTGAAGCTTGTCTTGCGGCTCTACCTGAGTTCCAAGCCATGCTGCACGCCTTTGTTCTGAGTCCCCGCAACCTTTCGCCGCATCGAGGGCGGCTTGGGCGACTGATTGCATGAGGTCGCATGATGCAAGATACCGACAAGTCAATTTGTAGCCAACGCATTCTATTTGATGGTCCCTGATTCCCTTCAGCGCCTGCCTCAGCGCGTCACGCTCGGCGCGGAGAGACCTGTTTTCATCAGCTATGGGGGTAACAACCCGATCTTCGTAGTGGCTACAGAATTCACAAAGCGGCCCTCGAAAACCGTCTTCAGAAAAAAGACTGTCCTCACCTGCTCCTGCCTTGCCCGTTGGACAACCACAACTTTCACACAGTTCAATATGGGTACTTTGTTTCGGCGTTAGGTTCATCACTTCACCCCTTTCCTTTCGGCGAGCCAGAGAAGAGCATTCTCCCATACTTCTTGTGCGATAGAAGATAAACACTTGTGGCATTCCCCTTCTATGTAGACCACAACTTCATGCATTGTTAAATCAGGGTTCTTTTCCTGGCACCACAAGGGCCTATAATAATAATCAACCCACACAGCCTTCTCCCGCACCGCCTCTTGAATCTTGATCTGCCATTCGGGGGCGGAGAAATCGGGCCAATCGGTCCCTACATACACTTCGTTCTTGCCCTCCTCTTTCCAGCTTTCAAACAGGACTACTTCGATCAGGGTGATGCGAGTGTGCTCGGCCATCAAATATGTGGTGCTCTCTGACGGCTCCCAATCCTTGTAAACTGTAGCCCCCAGCGCCTCGGCGATCTTTCTTGCCCGCTCAACGTCCATGTTTCTTCCTCCATGCCTCTCTCTTGCACGCTTTACAAGTTCTCGGATGACCTGGTGGCGGTAAAAGGACATTCCCCTTTTTCGGTTTCAGATCGCCGAACAAAGTGCCACACTCTTGGCAGAGAGTCCCGTCAAGGCAAAGATCGGCGTCGCTTTCGTTATGGTCAGGCATCATTCCTCCTTAGCCTTTCTCAACTCATCCTGTATAACCACGTGGAACTGTGGAGCGATGTAAATACCCTTACCGTGCTGCCGGAACATCTCACGCGCTACTTTTCGGTATTGTGCTTCTATCTCTGGCGACAAACGCGGCTCTGGTTTCATCTGCCACCGGCTGTGCGTGCATTCATCCCAAAGATCGGGTAGCTCAGGATAGGCGAGTATGGCGACCTCCTATCGGCTTAAAATTCTTTGTCAGGAACTAACGCGAATGAATCATTTTCTACTTTTTCCCATCCAGTTTCCGGCTGCTCAAATAGAACCTTGAGAACCAGATAATGTTCTCGCAGAGAACTAATCTCAAATATGTGTGGCCTACCCCCGTACCACACATATCTTTGCTTCTTCCGCAACGCACACAGACGCTATAGCTAACATCAGAATCCTTGGACTTTATTCTAAAATCTCGCCATTTGTGTAGATGCATTAGAGGCTCCTCAAATGTTTGAGCATGGTTTTATAGCATTCAGCATCCACCCCTACCACATTCGGGGCCAATTTATCCCCAATCTTCATGGTGAACCCGATAACCGAACCATATCCCGCATGACAATCAGGCATAATTGCAATCGGGTTACAAAATTGCTCATTGTTGACCATTTGTTCGATCTGTTCAAGACAGGTCTGTTCTACGTTTTCGGCGTATATAGTAGCCGATGTGTACTTGCCGTCTATCCGCATAGCTCTCTCCATTTGTTGTTGTAGTCAATACACACATCCAGGCAATTCTTTTTACAAATCGGGTCTTTCTGGCAATCATGCGTTGCGAACCATAACAACCGCTCCCGCCTCGCGTGTTTTCCCACAGCGCCAATCGGATCGCCCTGTTCGCGCAAATAGATAATACAGGGGTAGTGCTTTCCATTAAGCACGGCCATGTCGTCAAGCACAAGTGGGCATCTGCGGTTGTCTGTATCCGCCAGCCCTCGGCATCCTCGACCGTTACGCATGTTTTCTATGCGGTACTTTAGTATTGGATATTTAGCCAAGACGTCAACGGCTACATCTGGCACTGTCAACATGCTGCCGCTTTGCGCGGCTGAAATAATCCGAATGTCCGCCACGCCGAGGTTGCTGGCGAACCGAATGATGTCAGACACGTCATTAGCATTGTCTGGTGTCAACACCACTCCAACCGTAGTATATGTTATGACGGACAGCGCCTGTATGTTTTCGACAAGGGCATTCCAAAACCCTTGCCGCCCGGCCATTTTTTCGGCCTTAGATGCGCAGCAAGCATCAAGAGAGATAGAGAAATCGTTGACGCCACAGCCAGCCAAGCGTTTGTGATAATCGAGCGAAGCCGAACCGTTGGTAGAAAGGGCAATTCTCTGCAAGCCTTTTGATTGAGAGAAAGAAACCAGTTTATCAAGGCCCGGCCATAATGTCGGCTCTCCGCCAGAGAATCGGATGTTTTTCAAGCCCCCATCGGCCCAATAGGACACAATGCGCTTTGCGTCTTTATAGCTAATATCTCCGCGATCCTGCGGTTGCATGCCCCTGCAATATGGACACGAAAAGTTACAGCGGCTCGTCAAAAGCAATTCGCACCTCCACAAAGGAGACGTGACACAGGACTGCGATGCCCTGAAGTCGGATAGCGTGTAGAATCCAATATCTTCAAGTTTCACTTGCTCTTCCTTTGTTTTATTTGTCAATCCTATCCAGTATTGTTGTGCCTCAAAATAACAACACCAAGGCCAGATGTCAAGGAAAATTTTAAAAGTTTTTTAGAAGGTTGTCACCACCCAAACAAAAGACTTGACAATTGCTGTTGAATGTTTTATTTTGAGACGCACACAAAACAAGGGGGCGTTTACGAACAGCCAAAGGAGGGATGAATGACGGCAGTAGGAGAGTATAATCGCAATCTGAAGATTAAGATTTTGGATGTTGGCATCAGCCAGCGAGAACTGGCGAAGAAGGCCGGTATCCCGGAGAGCCATTTCAGTATGGCTCTGCACGGCAGATACAACCTAACGGTTCAACAGCAGGATCGGGTGGCTACAATTCTTGGTTGTTCGACAGGTGAAATATTTTAAGGGGGAAAGATGCGCGTGCTTGTGGCCTGTGAGTTCAGCGGGGTCGTAAGGGACGCTTTCCTTCGACGCGGACATGACGCATGGTCGTGTGACCTGTTGCCGACGGAGAGCGTGGGGCCGCACATACAAGGGGATGTGCTTGGTATCTTGGATCAGGGTTGGGATTTGATGATAGCTCACCCACCCTGTACACATTTGAGCAAAGCGGGCGCGTGGTGCTGGAAGCACAAACAAAAAGAACAGGCAGAGGCGCTCGAATTTGTACGCAAGTTGCTTAGTTTCCCAGTCCCGAAGATAGCTCTTGAAAATCCCATCGGGAAAATCAACACAGCCATTCGCAAGCCTGACCAAATTATACATCCTTGGATGTTTGGCGATCCGTGGATGAAAGAGACGTGTTTATGGTTAAAAAACCTACCATTGCTCCTATTGACAAGCATTGTGGAACCGGGTGGGAATTGGGTCAAACCAGGAAACAAAAGGCCCTGGCGTCGATTTGATGATGTCCCAGAAGGAGGACGTCGAAACGCACATGACCGTTCTCGTACTTTTCCTGGCATAGCCGAAGCAATGGCTGAACAGTGGGGGAAGATACTTTAGGGGGGCTATGCTTGAAATCGAAGAAGATGATTTTTTCGATAACCCCATAGAAGACGGGGTTTATTGTGTATATTGTGGAAAATATATGATTGACGATTGTGAGCGCGGTCGGGGCTGTCATTTTGGTTGTGAAGCACAAGCAAATGCAGCATTCGACAAAGTTATTCAAAAGCATAGCAACCCAAAGAGGGGTTCACATTATGACTGACGCCGTGGACTACCTACCTCTTCGCACCTGTCCGGCCTGTAGCGGAGAAAAGCATCCCGGAATTATTTTGTGCCTTGACTGTTGGGGCAAGGTCCGTGAAGAAACGAAAGAACTCCTGCTTATGGCCGACGTTTATGCCGTAGGGAGACGTAAGGAATTCTATAAACAGATAGCCCTGCAAATTCCGCTCCAAGAAATTATTCTGGCCGAGGACGGGCACAATTACGAGCGCGAGCCGGTAGTACACAGGCACAAGGTTTCGCCAGCGCAGGACGTTTTTGAATTTATGGCGAGTGTGCCCACAAGACAGAGAAGGAAAGGGAGAAGATGAACACCGGCGTATGTGGAAAATGTAAATACTGGCGCAAGCACGTCGAGCTACACTCCTGGGCCGTGTGCGGAAAGCAAGACGGGCCTGATTTTGGATTGAGAAAAAGATGGACAAGCACCTGCTCAAATTTTGAACAACTTGAGGGCGTAAATTTCTCTTGACTATTTACAGAGATGTATTACATTAATGCAGCAAGGAGAGAATAATGTCCGAACAGGAACAGACTATCAAGCAGTGTGAGTGCTTGCGTTGTGGCTACAAATGGTGGCCCTGCCGACCTGGAAAGCCTATGTTGTGCGCAAATCCAGGCTGTCGGACCGCATACTGGAACATTCCGCGCAAAAAAGAGAAAGAAGGAGATTGAACAAGCAAGAGTATTTAGAAAAACTCAAAGACCCTCGGTGGCAGGAAAAGCGGTTGCGTGTTTTCGAGCGAGATTGCTTCACCTGTCAATTATGTTTTTCTAAGACCAAAGAACTCCAAGTTCACCATCTCTATTATGAGCAAAATAAAGACCCTTGGGATTATCCGCTCAATGCATACATAACCCTGTGCGTTGATTGCCACAAAAGCGAAACAGAGATAAGGGCTGAGGTAGAGAGAAGGCTAATCCTTTCTTTCCGCAAATTAAGGTTCACCAATTCCGATCTGCTTGAGTTATATACAATGCTGGATGATTTTAAGGAAGCATATTATGATCCATATGATATGATCAGAGTTTTGCAGCAGGCCCTATTAAGCCCTGAAACATTTAATGAGTTGTTGGACAACCATTCCGACTGGCCCCTATGATGCCATATATTAACGGGTATATCAAGTTACACCGGAAGGTGCTTGATGGCGGCTGGTTGCAGAATGGGGATTTGTGGCGTTTCTGGAGTTGGTGTCTTTTAAAAGCAGCTTATGAACCATATGTGGCTATAGTTGGGTATCAAAAGATACCCCTGAATCCGGGGCAGTTTATTTTCGGGCGGAATGTTGCAGTGAAAGAATTAAAAATGTCAGAACGTACAATTCGTACTTGTTTGTCAACGTTAAAAAAACTCGAAAATCTGACCATCAAACCGACCAACAAGTTTTCAATTATAACCGTTGTCAATTGGGAACTTTATCAATCCAATGAAGATGAAGCGACCAACAAAGCGACCAACGACCGACCAACAAGTGACCAACAAGTGACCACATTTAAAGAATATAAAGAAGGTAAAGAAGGTAAATCAAAAACAAAAAAGACTTTCTCGTCCGACTCTATCGAGATCGGACTTGCTGAATTTTATGCGAAGCTGATAAAAGGCCGTGGTTGTGAAGAAAAACTCCCGAGTAGCTTTCAAGGATGGGCAAGTGACATTGATAAACTAATCCGCATTGATGGGCGCCCCCCCGAGAGGATTAAAGAAGTTATGGAATGGGTGCAAGGCGATTCGTTCTGGCAGGGGAATATTCTTTGTCCGTCCAAGCTTAGGAATCAGTGGGGGAAAGTGACAGACAGGATGAAAGGGGTAAAAACAGGTCCGAGCGACTGGTTTGTCAACTCTTGCCCGGTGAGGAAATGAATGGATATCCGCTCGTATTTAAATTCAAAGGGCTGGCAGTGGAAAGAGTCTAATCGTGGTTCAGGTCCGATTGCCGTATTGAATTGCCCGTTTTGTGGCGATATGGAAAAGAAGTTTGCAATCAGCCTGACCGATGGAGCCTGGAACTGTCTGCATATTAACAGGTGCGGACGCAAAGGTTCTTTCGTACAATTGCAGCGCGAACTGGGGGATATTCCACTACCCTCCGATTCGATTAATATGCTGTATGGCCGTACTTCTACGCCCAAGAAGGAATACAAGCGTCCGACCATGCCTACAGCGTTGTTAGACGGCAGAGGTTTGAAGTGGATTGAAGATAATCGCAAGCTGACAAAGGAGACTATTGAATATTTTGACGTGCGGATGAACGAGCGTGGGACTGGTCTGTGTTGGCCCTACTACAAAGACGGCGTGTTGGTAAACCTGAAACACCGGGCGTTTGCTGATAAGAAGTTTTATAACAGCAAAGAGACAGAGCCGACACTATTCAACCGGGACAGGTGCGCCAGCAACCTCGAAAGGCTGGTCATTTGTGAAGGTGAGTTTGACTGCATGGCACTGCATCAGTACGGTATAGAAGCCGTTAGCGTGCCGAATGGTACGGGGGATACTCGCTGGATTGCTAACGAATGGGATTATTGCCAGCGATTTCAAGAGGTTGTCCTGTGTTTGGACAATGACGCAGCGGGCTGGAAACTGCGCGATGAACTTATTCAGCGGTTTGGGAGATATCGCTGCCGGGTGATGCGGTTGCCTTTTAAGGACGCAAACGAGTGTTTAATTCAAGGTGTACCGCCCGAGAAAATGAAACAGGCGCTGGAGTATGCCGAAAGCGTGCCGCCGGACTTGTTGGTCAATGCATCAGAGTTTATCGATGACGTTACCGCCCTGTTTAATCACCCCAACTTGGTTAAAGGAGTGCCTACCGCATTCGAGTCGTTAGATGAGATACTAAGGGGTTGGCGTGACCAAGAACTTACAATTTGGAGCGGCAACAACGGAAGCGGTAAGTCCACAATCTTAAATCAGGTGGTGCTGGACTTACTATTGAGGCGAGTCCCCGTGTGCATGGCAAGCTTAGAACTACCGCCAACACAATATTTGCGGTGGATGGTGATGCAACAGACGGATAGGCAAAGGCCGGATGACCAGCAGATATACGAAGCTTTCCAAACGTTTGGCCCGTACCTGTTTGTAGTGAACACGCACGAGGAGATAACTCCTGATCGAGTATTGGATTGTTTTACTTATGCTGCACGGCGTTATGGAGTCAAGCATTTCGTGGTTGACTCTTTGGCTCGCCTATCGTTTCCCCTGAGGGACGAGAACAACGAACACAAAAAATTCGTCTCTGACTTCCTGAGCTTTGTTAAAACCAACAACGCTCACGGGCATCTGGTGGCACACCCGCGCAAGGGTTACAGCGATGAAGATAAGCCCGGAAAGGTAGATGTCGGTGGGACAGCGCACATAACCAATTTGGCCCATAATGTTTTGATTATGTGGCGACCGTCTGAAGAAATCAAAGAGCGGGCGAGACTCAAAGGCAAAGAGCCGCCCGATAGCAAACTGATGGTGGTGAAAAATCGGGAATGGGGAACAGAAGGCGCGATAAATTTATCATTCAACCCTGAGAGTAAGAAGTTTTCGGCGCTGACCACCTGAGATTGTTTTCCAGGCGGCCTGAGAGTTAAGCGTTCGACCATTCCGTTGACGTCAACGGAATGGTCGGAAAAATAAAGGCCCGCCGAAACGGGCCTTGACTCGCATGTCCTGCCTCCACACAAGAGGTTACATTTGTACGAAGTGTTTACGATCCTTGACTCGCCGTATGCTCTTCCCAACCATAAACAATGCCAACCTCTCGTGCTCAAGCGGGCTTGGTTCAATGTCATGGAGGAACTCGCCGTATTCCGAAGGCCGCTCATCAGGCCGGGAATGGTAAAAGTCATCGCCGTTATGGCTAAAATAGTAATCCACGGGTGGATTTTCTGGTATAGGGCGCATGTTAAAGCTCCGGTTGTTTTTTGTTGAATTGCGAACAAGCCTCAATGTTGTTATAAAGTACGCCTCCTGAAAACGCCATAGAAGGACACCATTTTTCTTCAATAAAATAGTCAACCGCATTCTCGGAATACCCTTGACCTAAAAGATACTGCTTAAGTTCTTTTTCGCTGGAGAACACGGGGCTAATCGGACTCCCTTCTGATACCGTTTCCCATACCTGCCAACCCTCGCCAGACGGCGGTTCTTGTCTTTCCCAATCCTCGCCAGCACCGCTTGGGTAGATAAACCCAGGCCAAACTACTTTAAGTGGGTGGTTGAAATCCAGCGGCACTCTTTTTATTTCTCTTCCCATTATACACCTCCACAGTATTCCAAACATGAGTCAATTTCGAGCGGAAACGGGGCAAGGTTAAATTTTCTACCTCAAGGGTATATCCGACTACCTCTAAGAATAGATCGTCGAATGTAGAGCCTCCTGTGAAGATTTTTGACTAATCTATCTTTCCACACTCGTCAAGGCGGTGAAACTTATTGGCGAGGCCCAACAAAGCTGACCTTGCCGCTTCGTATTCCGGGTTGTCGCAATCAACGCGACAAAAATGATAAGCCAGTTGAGCGGCGATTTTTAAATCTACTTTTACGCCGAAAGAGCCGCACCATAGCGGCCAGCACGAAAAATCAAGGTTGGCTTCGCTCAGGTTGGCTCCGCGCAGGTCGGCTCCGCGCAGGTTGGCTCCGCGCAGGTCGGCTCCGCACAGGTTGGCTTCGCGCAGGTCGGCTTCGCGCAGGTCGGCTTCGCGCAGGTCGGCTTCGCGCAGGTCGGCTTCGCGCAGGTCGGCTCCGCTCAGGTTGGCTCCGCTCAGGTTGGCTCCGCTCAGGTTGGCTCCGCGCAGGTCGGCTTCGCGCAGGTCGGCTTCGCGC